AATGTATCCTGCACATGATGGATCAGACTGTGGATCGTAACACCTGTCAACTCTGTAACTATATATAACACTAGCATCCTCTACAGTACCTTCGCCCTCAACTTCAATAAAACCAGTACCCCAATTATCTGAAGGAATATTAGATAATGCAAAAGACTTAACTATAGTATTACTAGGAACACCTGACCAATCGTCTGTCTCTCTAAACGTGTAGCCATCACCAGTAGCATTGTGGTTGCCAATATGAACCTTCATAGCGTCTTCTGTATTCTTAACTGTAGTATACCTATATATTAATCCATTAATGTCTAAACCTGCTACGTCTGGTAACACAGAAGGCATACCCCAACTTAATGAAGTACTAGCCGCATTACCTGTAGCTCCGTAGTAGTATGGCTCAGAGTAACAATAGGAAGGCAAGGCTACTAAGAATAACACCCAACCCAATCTTTGTTTCACCATTCTCATCAAACATCCTTTTGATTACATTGTTTTGATCTCTTTCGATCTCTTCTTCTACAGCTTCCATTTCCCATGCAAGCCTAGCTTTATCCCCCACCAACCCCATGTGGGGACAGGGCGTCCCCGCGTTGAGCATTGCGGAGAAAATTCTTTCGTCCTGACACATAATAGATACTGCGGCGACCTTCATACCCATATCGTACATAGTCTTAGCGTTCTTGAGCTTCTCACAGTTCATGTCCCTCACTGTACGACCAGCAGAGATACCTAGTATCTGTGTTTGCACAGCACCAGCAACTCCTACAGTACATAAGTCGGAGTTACTTGCACTGATCTGTGGTGATATAGCTGAAGGTGGTGGGCTGTTAATAGTTGTGTCCATAGTACCATCAGATGTAACTGTACTCTCTGATTTAATTGTGTCGTCATCAGCAAATGCAGGGCTACTGATTAGTAGGGTAAGTAGTATAAGTAGGGGTTTCATCTTCTCTCCACGAGTCTATCTAACTTTTCTTCTATCCTGTCAAACTTACCCATTATCTGACTGAGAACCTGAGTAGATTCAACCTTTGTAACATACTCTTCTCTAGTACGATTTAATAATATTTGTAGCCTTTGCATTTCAACCACATAACCACGTAGTACAAAACCAATAAAGCCAACTCCTAGTGTTAGGACACTACTCCATAGATCAGTCATTTCCATAATCTTATTTCCTTACTGTCTATAACCAATTAAGTTAAACGTAAAAATAAACTACCTTGGCTACTTACACAAACCGCCATACATCTCCACGTACCTGACTGGTAAGATCCTGTGTGAAAACCACCTGAGTTGGTACTTGCAGGTCTTACTAAAGTTCCAGAAACTATGTCACCAGAGGCAAGAGTACCACTGTTGTATTGCATAAAAGAGTAAGTCCCAATCGTAGCAAAAGTAGAAGGAGGGGTTGTTTCGTTAGCTAATACAGAAGCCTTAAGTTTAGCTGGAGATATTAAACTCTCAGTAGTGCCTGTGCCTGTATTCCAAGTACTTTGTAGTTGATCCCCAATAAGTCCAGTTGTAGATCCACCTGTAGTTACTACTTTAGTATCATTTATTATAGAAGTTTCATTTGTGCTTTGATTTAAGTAGAAAACATTAATCCAAGTACTATCAGTTTCATCTCTAACTTTTAGTATGTTATTAGTTGTATCATACCAAAACATATTAGCATAAGTTGTTGTGGGAGCAGAAGACCCACTATTGTTACTAGCAAGGGCTTGCAGTCCATTGTTTATATCAGCCCTTGCACTACTGGCAGTCTGGTTAGCTATAGAAAAGTCATGTTGTGACATATATTAGTACTCCACTGTGGCACTAAGTGCCGATATATTAGGGGTTATTTTAGGTCCTGTATTAGAAAGGGTAGCTCTAAACTCTACATACCTACCTACAATCTCTCCAGAAGCATCCACGAAAGATGCACTAGCTAAGTTAGATACTGTATCTGCGGCTCTAGCCTCTACTATAACAGCGTAGTCTGAGAACTCTGCGTCTTCGTCAGTCCAAGTATCGAAGTTGTTAGGCCAAGTATCCCAGTTGTTAGGTATATCATCCCAGTTTAATTCTCCATTAACAGCATCTTGATGTTTACGAGCTACAGTAATAGCATAGGATAACCTAACTGTACGAGATGTACCTACATCAAAATAACTATTCCCATCATGGTTAAAGTCATAAGCCCCAGTGGAATTTGCGTTAGCAAAACTAGTCATAAATAAGTTACCGCCTGAAACAGTTAGGTTAGTTTTAGACCCACTAAAGTTTGGGTTTTCTGTATCTGTATCAGATGCACCTAACTGTGGTAATTCACTACTTGCGATAATAACAGCAGTTGCTGTATTACTTTCGTTTCCTGTCTTATCTACAGATGACACAAAGAACTTACCAGCAAGTGCAGGGAAGGAAACAGACGTAGCTGGCCTAGCAATCTTCTCTACCTTTATTAAAGTAGAAGCATCTCCAAAGTTTGCAGATGAGTTTGATGAGTAATATAACTTATAGTGGGATAGATCTAAAGCAGAAACTGGCGACCAGTTAAAGAAAGCAGTACCCCCCGATAGTAAATGGGTTAAGTTAGTAGGTGCAGAAGGTGGTGTAGTATCATGCGTTACATTAAAAGTAGTTGTAACTGTAGTTCCTTTATAACCAAGTGCATTAACAGGGGTAACTGATATAGTATAGTTTATAGCTGGTTCATCTATTTGTGGTACATCTATACCTACTACTTCAAATCTACCTGCTGTATTACCTTCGTTAACAAGTATAGCTTGACCTACAGACTTAAAGTCTGAATCACTTGTTTTCTTATATTTAACTATAACTGATTCGACACGTTCTATATCATTTGACGTTGCCTCTATAACAAGTACGTTAACAACACTCTCGTTAACCTCTCTGTATTCTTTACTTATAGCAACACCAACATTAGGTACATCATAGTAAGGAAGAAGAGTAGTATTATTACTAACAATATCTTGTTCGTCCGCTGGACCAAAACCGAAAGCAGAAGAACTACTCTCTCTCATAGTCATAGAAACCCTTAAGTCCCCACCTTCTACATTAGGAGATAACTTCCAATCAGTAACCTCAAACGTCTTCTCATTACCTGTAGTCCATCCGTACCTATCGTTCCTAAACTTAATGAAGTCACCAACCTCAATGTCTAGAGCGTTAAGACCAAACTCTGCCTTAAGTGTAAGTTGTTCTCTATTTCTATACAGCATCTGTTTTGCAAGCCTTTGAGCCGCAATAGGATTAGTAGTATAAGGTAGTGCTAAGTCTAATATAGACTCTAAGTTATTATCTTCAGTTAGAAACACACTAGAGTTAATTTGAGGGTAATCAGTACTGACCCAACCTTTATTCTCATCTATAAATGTACCTCTTACCGCATTAAAGTTATTTGACATAGACATCTTAGTATCTAAGGATATACCACTTCTAAGATCATCTAGCGTAAGTATTTTGGTAGGGTTAACAAAAGCTCCAACGAATAGTCTCCAAGCACCAGCACCCCAAAATAAAGTACCTCCACATGAAGTCATCATTTCTTGTAGTACATTACCAAAACTTTGACTTGCTTGTACCACACCGTTTATTGTGTATTGCTTTGAGCTATCAGATAATATAGTAGTATCTTCAGATACAGATGCGGCCTCTTCAAAAGTGGCATAGTCAATACTACTATCTTCTAGTCCGTAATCGGATGATATAAAGTCTCTTATTACCCAAGCGGCATTATCAGTCCATACAGGTGTTTGTGCTACACCATTAATTGTAGTTACTAATTTCTTACCTTTTACTATAGCAGTTACTGCTGGAAGACCTCCTGAGAAAACAGTTGAGTCATACTCAAACCTACAGTATAAATAAGCTATACCTTTACCTATAAAGTTAGAATCAACAGATGTCTCAGCGTGTAGAGTTGTAGCTAAAGTTTCAGTGGAGTTAGCAAAAGCGTCTGTCGCACTTGTTTGACTTCCATCGTGTATATATATTTTAACTTTATCTCCCCAGAAATCAGTAGTAACATCTTCATTAGACATAGTAACTACATTATCACCAAGGTAGATGCTTTCAACGCTATCTATCTCATGTCCAGCTAAAGATATTACTTGATGAAGAACCTTACGGTTTACTCCAGTAACCTCTTGGAAGGTAATTGTACCGCCTTTTCTAACTCTACCATAAATAAACTGCATGGGAGCTAAAGCATTTTTATTGTTAACTTGTAGTCCATTAGAGTTGTTAGGGTTTAGATCAGGTTTTGGGGTTAGTGCAGTTATTAAAGCTGTTGTTACCATACTTATCGCGAGATAAGTTAAAGCATAAACTGTGTAGTAAGTAGCCGCAGAAGCTGAAGCACCTACTATAAAAGTTGTAATAGCTGATACTGGATCTTTAGGTGCTACTTCATGTATATTTTTGTGTCGTAATACGTTAAAAGGAGTGTTGTGTTTATTTATTGACATACCCAAGAACTTTCTACATCTTCAATGTTTAATCTTATTAGACCTTCCCTGTTGAGGAAGACAGCCCTAGAGCCGATGGAAATACCCAGAGCTACTCCAGTTATCCAGCGACACCCTTTCTTAGTTGTAACTAGACTTCCAAATACAGGTCTCTCAATTCTAGTTAGTTTAGTAGCTAACCCTTCATCTAAAGAGTTGAAACCAAAGTCATCTCTTACACTTCTTGGACCTTTAGGATGTACGCCATTACTTTGCATATACAAACCTTCCCAATCATCAGCATAACCTACACCATGCATAGCTCTAAATGCACCATTGGTAAAAGTGAAACAGTCATGTACACCCCACTCAAAGGGTATACCTATCATTTTATCTAAGTAAGAGTTTAATTCGGCTTTCCCCATATCAATGTTTGATCTTGTATTGATTGTACGTAGGAAAAGAAAGTATCTCCATCATATCGGGATTGATGATTTTCATTTGTGTATCTCCATCCACTAGGTCGTTCTAGTTCTATTAGTTTACTTTCTACTGTTAAGTTTATGGTACTTGACTCAGCTTCATCTACAATGCTCATCTTATCCATCTTACCAGAGAATATCTCTACAACAGAAGAGTCACTTTGTTCTCCTAAGTACAACCTCATTACTCTTCTTTGATAAGGTTCTTGTAGGGCTAAAGATACTATAGAGGTTGGTATGCCAGATAGAGTTAGCTCTACAGACTTAGATGATAAATCTCCTACCTCTTCTAAATCTCCAATAGTAAGTAAACTACCTGTACCTGTAAATACTTGATTAGTACCTTGTACATTAATAGTTCTATCACCTAAGCCAGTCCACATACGTAGAGGACCAATATCTATACTATCACCATTTATATCTGTAGTAGTTCTAGTATCAAACATAAGCTCTACAGCGAAGTATGGTTGTATACTATTTCCAATAAGAGCAGACAGTAGTGAGGAAGGTATTGCTCTACTCATCCTACTACCTCCATTGCTCCAAAGGATATACCAAAGAAGCTTGCATTGTTAACCGACCAAGAAGTCTCGTTAGCTGATAACCTAAAGACCCCAGCGGAATTAGTTAGGTCAGCTGATACACTTGATCTAGCTTTCCTTAGCTTAGGCCATATCTCTAATGTACCATCTCCAGATTGATCTTGTAGTACTTTATGTAAAGTAGCATCTGAAGCAGTGCCTAGTTGTATATAGTCACCAGCTTTAAGTGTACCAGTCATAACTACAGCTACAGAACTAGCACCTACAGCACCTGTTATAACAGCAGACGTTGCAGTACCTCTCACAGTCTTAGCTGATGGGTCGTTAAGTAGGAATGTACCTGACATACCCTTTAAGCTCATCAGGAAGCTAATCCAAGCCTCTGCATCGTCTCTATTCAAAGGTGGTAAACTAATGTCAGCTTCCCACATCTCACCATCATAAGATTGTGTCTGTTGCTTATAAGTAAAAGGAGACATAGATACAGCAACTGTATTCTTAGCTCTTAGTTCAATACTAGCCATACCAATGTTAGTAGGTAAAGCGAGGGGGTAAGAAATAGCCATTATGCCATCGCCCTTCCATAGCTACCACCACGTCGTTTAGCATCTAGTACTGCACCTTTAGCACTGTCTGCAATCTGTGGCATCATTTGTCGTATCTCAGCACGTACAGTTTGTTGTACTCCTGTAGATACATTTATGTTTTGTACGATGGTAGTTGAACCACCACCTCCACCAGAATTAGGTGTTATAGTTCCTGACATTGCAGGGGTAAACAACTCTGGACCACGCTCACCTACAGTATAGGATCTACCAGCTTCTACAGGACCACCATTAGCTTTACCTCCGCCAAAAGAACCTGCTGGTGCTGGACCTGTTCCACCTAGTTTTTTATTAATCATTCCTGTAATCTGTTGTACGACATAGATACGATATAAGTCTTTAATAATAGCTACTGCCATACTCTTGAAGGCATCCTTAACAGACTTAGTTCCATCTACCATAGACATCATAGCACTCTCTATTGAACTTGAGAGAGAGTCACGAACCATGTCAGCTTGTGTCTTAAGTTCCTTTAAGCTCTTCTTGCCTTCTTTAGCCCCGAATTTAAAGTACTCACCTAAGCTAAAACCTTCTATACCTTTGAGGGCAACTAACATCTCCTTGAAAGAGTCAATACCAGCCTCATCTCCCATATTACCAAGAGCTTCGGTTAGTATCTCTATTTCGTTTCGTATTTCTGTTATCTTAGTTGTATCAGATGTAATAAATGTACCTACGGAAGAACGACCTTCCCTAAAAGCATTTGCTAATGTTTCACCAAAAGTTTTTGCTTGTGCTACTACATCTTCTCCTTCAGAACCAAAGAAATTATCTACGTCAAATGTAGGTAGGTTTAATTTCTGAGGTAGTTTCTTATTGATAGTATCTACTAGCCAGTTTATCTTAGTTAGTATACCTTCTACAATGTCTCTAAAGGTATTAGCTATGAAACCTTGACTGCCCACTAGATAATTCTTTATCTTATCAATAATGTATTTCCAACCTTCGTATATTGAATTAACAGCCCCAGCTACATTTTGAACAATAGCCTTAAAGGTTTTCTTAACGGGACTTGGAAGCATATCCATAACTTCTAGGAATCCTATATAGAACTTCTTCATCTCTATCTTAAACATTAACACAAACTTATTAAAGATAATACCAGCTTTATCAAATATCTCTTTGTACACTTTAGGCATATAACTTAAGTAAGTAAAGAAGTAAGCTAGTCCTGTAATCATACCGTTAATTAAACTTCCAAATATACCACCTACGTACTTAAAAGCACTGCCTATCTTCTCAAAAGCTGGAGCCGCTGGTTCAAATAACTTCTTAAGATCTCTACCTATTCCCTTAAAGTCAAACTGTAGTTCTTTACCTGCGTTCTTAGCTTTTATTATAGCTGTACCGATAGCTAATGCCGCACCAGCTATAGCACCAAATGCACCAAAGATGCCAAGTAACTGTGGACCCTGTTGACCCAAAGCAACCATAGCACTTGTACCATTCTGTACCTGAGCCGCAAAGTCACCTACTTGGAAACCAGCCTGTTGTATACCCATAGTAAATCTTTTACTGTTCTTAGTAAGTCTACCTTGCTGTATACTTGCCCTACCTACAGCTTTACCCATACCTCTAATTCTATTAGTACCCTTGACAACTTCATCAGAGTTTACTCTTATTTTCATATCATCTTTCATTTGATGTCATAATCCTTATGTATACTGAGTCTAATAGTTTTATAGTTTGTACTTCTCTAGCATCTAGAGGTGTATTAGTTAATTCACACCAAGCTTTTATGTCTGTGTAGGAAAGTGAGTTTGGTCCACTAAAACCTGCTGACCTACCCTGATTGATTGATAGAAAAGAAGACCATAAACTAGACAGAACATCAGGTAGTCTTGGACCATTAAGTTCTTCTAGTTCTCTTCCTAATTGCTTCTCTACCTGCTCTAAGTGTTCTCTCATAGATTTACCGTCTTCATTAGGCTTTGCTAACTTAAACTGATGTTCAGCAAAAGTTAGCAAATGTTCTGTTAGACATTCGTAAAATCCACACTGTCAGCAAGAGCCTCTTCTATCTGGGTTTTAGCCCAAGGTAAGTCTATGTAAATCTCTTTAGCTTTATCTATAGTCAATTCTGGTTGCTCACCATCGTAAGTGATGTTCCAACTCTTAGTTACTTTAGCCATATGTAATATAGCACTAGCTTCTAAGTCCTCAGCAGTAACCTGCATCCTACCTGACTTTTCCATACGCTTAAGTTTAATATTAGTTTGTCGATGTACTTCTGATTTATACTCTTTAGTGTGAGTAGCATACATAACAATAGACATCTGTGTACCATCTTCATTCACAAGAGGCTCATCTGTAGATGGGTTACGTATAAGTACTTCAACAGTGTCAGTCTTTGGGGTTAAGTCTTTTAAGTCCATATCGAGTTTCCTTATCGAGTTCGGGTTAATAAATGGGGAACGCTAGACCCGACACCAACGTCCCCCCACTCTAGCTAGAGTATTCTTTACGAGCGTGTAATACGCAAGTTAGTAGCTTCTGTGCTGTCACGTAATGCGACAAAGCTAAGGTTTACTATTCTGCTTGTAGGACCATCTACGCCTACATCAGCACTGTTTATTTTGCACCGTGGGAAAAAGAACTCCATAGTGTTTGGTGTGCCAGCATTGTCACCTACAGTAACTTTAAGTGGTGTCTCTGTTTCATTGACGAATCTATTGATTAGGGAAGCATCCTCAAAGTAAGCTGAGATAGTGCCTTCTACTACAGCGTTACCTACTTCTAATGCTGGTGCGCTATCGTCGCCAACAACAAAGGTAGGAGCAAAACTGTTTGTTAGTGTGAAGTCCATAGCTGTAACTATAGCTGATGCTGATCCACCTATCTCTAAATTACCTGAGTAAGAGTCAAAGGGTGAAGCTCCAGAAGCGGCATCTTGTGTTTTCTCTGTAGCACTCATAGTCATGTTCTTACCGACTATACCAAATGTACCTGTTACCATAGCATTAGGTGCTAGTGATACAGCTAGTGTATTTATTGAACAACCTGCAAACAACCTAGCTTGGTCGATGTCAGCGGCATAGTCCTCGATAGAAAAGAACTTTGGTGTTGTACCTACTTTAAGTACGTTAGTAGACCAAGAACTTAACATAGCAGACTCTAGTAGTTCGTCGAAGTCTCCATCTCGTAGATCTCCTACAATGTCTCCAGCTACTTGACGGTTGCCGTGACGGTCTACTCTAGACATACGATCAGCTTGGATGTCAGTACCTTCAACACGATCTTTAGTCATGTTAAGTGAATGTGAAGTGAAAGGTAAGTTTTGGAAGTTACCAGCTGGTGTCGTACCGAAAGTAGTTTCAGTAATGTATGACAGACTGGAACGTGAACCCTGTGCAAAGGCCATATTATATTCTCCTAAGAATTATTTGTAAGCGTACCAACCTATATTGACAGGTACTAAGAACCAAGGACTATCAACCAAAGCTTGATCGGCTTCAGCGTAATCTATAGATACTGTTACGTTGTTTGTTGTAAAAGATGAGGTAGCTTCAAACGCAGTCATTACGTTCTCTGCTATAGTTTCAGCGGCAGATGGTCCATTACCTTCTGGTG